TCCTTTGTTTTGGGTTCGCGTCGCTGCCTCGCATGTCCCCCGGCTTCCTGGCTCTCTGGCTTCGGGAGGGGGTCACCGCAACCCCCAGGTTTTGTGTGCCTGCACCGACAGCGCCCAGTTGCCCTTGTAGTTGTCCCACTCGGTGAGCAGGCGGGTGACTTGCGCGAGGTTGGTTGATCCGTCGGCCGCGGTCAGCGGTTGCAGGTAGCGATGCAGGAACGTCGTATCGACCTCCATCCCCTGGATGTGGTGCCACTCCCATTCGGGTTGGACTACGAGCTTCAGGGTGTGCCCTGTGCGCTGAGCGAAGCCGCGCTCCTTGGGCGAGACGGTGACCCAGTCAAACGGCATGCCGTCGATGGAGCGGACGCCGCTGGTCTCAATGTGAACGCGGAAGCCGGCGTCCTTGAGGGTGCCGAGCAACGGGACGAGATCGTGGTCGGTCGGCTCTCCCCCGGTGATGCACACGATGCCGGCCGGCGACAGTTGGCGCACGCGGGTCAGGATGTCGTCGAGGTCGAGTGTCTCGGTCGCCTTCCATGGCGCTTCGTCGCAGACCGCGCGGATCGAGCAGCCGAGCACGGAGCAGCCGGCCAGGCGAACGAACGTCATCGGGTAGCCGACGAAGTGCCCCTCGCCCTGGAGCGATCGGAAGATGGACGTGATCGGGTACTTCATGCGGCCTTTCGTGCGTCGGTTGATTGGAAGGCGAGGAACTCCAGCAGCGTCGGCCACTGGGGGCGAAGCCCCGGCTTGGCGGTGATTCGGTGCCAGCCATTGCCGTCGACCGAGGCCGCGCCCGACTCGTAGCAGAGCCATAGCCGCTTCGCCTCGGTGACACGCCCGACGTGGACCCGGCCGGGGAACCGCGCGCACCACGTCGGGATCGCGGCAACCTTCCAGGCCGTCGTGCCGCCCAGGAACAGCATGCAGTCGGAGTCGGGGACGTCGGCGAAGGTCATCCCGTCCTGCACGGCGAAGGCGGGGCGGAATCCGGCAGCTCGCACCACGGGTGAGAACCGCTCCCACTTCTCCAGCGTTCGATCGCGGTCGGCGACTGAGTCCGGGACCAGCGCCCACAGCGGCGGTTGACCAGACTCGGCGGACCATTCCAGTAAACGACGCCAGGCGTCCTTGTCGAATTCGAGGTTCTTATGCCAAGCCATGTAGGCTCCATTGTCGAGACCGTACGGTAACTCTGGCCACGGTCCCCGCTGCGCGCCGGGGCTGTACAGGTGCCCCAGCGAGCCACGGTAACGCTCGGCGATGATGCCCACCGACGTCCCGTTGATATTGGAGACCATCACGAGCACGGTGCTACCCCCTCCCCCTACTCACGGAGGGGGAGGGGCGACGCACCCGCTTGGCAAGCTCACGGGCCAGGCGAGCGAAGTCAGCGCGGGCGCAGCCGCGATTCAGAGGGTCGTGCTCCCCGTCCCGTGGGCATCCGCACCCCACGTATCCCGTGTACTTCTTCACGCGGGCAGCGAGCGTGTGCGCCTTCCACTTCGGGTAATTGAGGCCATAGCTCATCTACCCCTCCTTCGCTTCGGTCACTGGTCCGGGTATGGCCGGGGCGGCGATGCCGAGGCTTTTGCGGAGTTGCTTGACCCATTGGGAGCGCGTCCGCTGCCGTTCGGCTTCTTCGGACAGTGAGCGTTTCTGGTAGGCCAAGGTCCGTTCTGCTTCGGCGACCTGCGCCGCCCACCAGTCTCCAGGGGCCAGGTACTTCGGGGGCTTGCGGAATTCGTCGCCATCGTCCCAGCAGTCGAAGCGGATCGACTCCGTAAGCTGCTGGATCATGAAGTCGCGCAGGCCGTTGTGGTCGGGGGTCGGCGGGCTCCACGCCTCGGCCTCGCGGAGCATTCGCTCGTAACGGCGCCTAGTCGCCCTGCTCTCTTCGAGACTCTCGGCGTGCCGCCGCACCTCTGCTTGGTACGTCGCCCGCGAGAGGCGCTCCTTTGTGGCGTCGTCCATCGCCGTCAGCTCGGCAACGCGAGCCTCGGCGTCGGCCACCGCCTTCGTGTGGTAGTCGTCGACCTTGAACTCCTCGGGTATCGGCGCGTCGTGCGGATCGTCCCGCATCAGGATCAGCGCGCCGAACGCGCGGGCGCAGCGGAGCGCGAAGTCTCGAAACGGCATCGAGTCGGTGATATCGGACGTGTATCCAGTCGGCATGGCTTACGTCCCTTCCTTCGGTGTAGTGGGCGGCTTGGCGTTTGGATGCGAGCACCCGGCGCAGTGAATCGCGTACTCCGGCTTCTCCCACGTCGGATAACCAGGGCACGGCGTCGCGGCTGGCTCTCCGGGTAGTGGTGCTGCGACGTTCGGCCCGTGGCCGTGGTGCGCGGTCTCGCTCGCGCAGGCGGTTCCCTCGCAACGCGGGTTGTCGCACCGCTTCGCCCCAACGCGGAAGAACCCCCAGCAGCCGCAGTCGGTGCATTCCGGGGTGTGCTTCTCCAGCAGGCAGCCGCAAGCCGCGCATCCGAGGACGGCCAGGATTTCGCTTCCGCTCGGCGGTAGTGGTGCTGCTGGGGGGTGGGCGGCGGCCATCCAGTTGTCGCCGTTCCACCTCGCGCCGCAACCTCTACACGTATTCTTGTTCCCTGGCGACGTGCAACTGTAGTCGTGGCATCCCCTCCCGACGATGGGACACGGCGGGCAGCAGTGACCGCACCACTTCCGCGCGCTCAGGGCGTGCCGCAGTTCGACTACCTGTCCTTCTGCCCGTACGGCGCGGGCCTCGGCAGCGGCGAGACGCTGTTCAAGCTCCGCTACCTCTCTCTCGTGTACGCACAGGTCGAAGCTCATGGTCGCTCTCTTCTAGTCTCGCCTTGGGTCTCGGTCATATCAACCCCACCATCGCGAGCGCCTCTTCCGGCGAGCGTACGATCCGCAACGGGCCACCGGTCCACGAGTTGTGCCACTCGATCTGGTTCGCGTTCAGATCGTTCTTCCCGTCCTTCACTTCGAGCAGCCACGTCGCGCCACGGCAGCCGACGAGAAGATCGGGTAGACCCTTCGCGTGCCGGTCGCGCGCTGGGTCCAAGCGGACGACGACGCAACCGGCGGCGCGAAGGGCATCGACGATCGGGGCGCAATTGCGGTCGGAGTTCAACGCCGCTCCTTCCATTCCGACCAAAGCCGATCCATCTCCGCGAAGAACGTCCGCGCCCGCAGCATGCCCGCCGGGTCGTCGGCGCCGGCCGTCCTCGCGTACGCGGCGCGTTCCGCCTCGGGGATCAGCCGGTTTCGCGCGTCCACGTAGGCGCAGTCATGCTGTTCGCCGTCGCTGTGCTTACACGTCCGCCCGTCGGCGTAGGTGTACATCGCGATCGAGCGCCCGCCTTTGCCGTCGGGCCGCGGGCCGAAGCCGCGTGACTTGACGGCGACCACGGGAACACGGACCAGGGTGCCGGCCTTGAATTGTGCAATGCTCATGACACCACCTTGAAGTCAGCGCGGGGGCCGAAGGTGTCAACCCCGCGGACGGAAACACACTTTGCGTCGCCGCCGATGCCGTGCCCGCCGCGATACGACTTCTCCCAGGTGACCCAGACGATCCGAATGCCGTCGCTGAACTGGAAGTGTTCCATCGATTCCCACCGGTATGTCGTCGTGTTCATGATGTCCATTTTCCACGTCCGCGAAACGGCCGCAACAAAGAAACGACCTGCTCATTGAAACTCAGCCGTGGCGCGTCATCAAACGACCGGCCGATGTCGATTTAGGTTGAGGTCCGATCTACGGCGTGCGACCGTCTTCGGCGGAGGCAATCATGAGCAAGCGAATCCTACTGATCGACCTGTCGGCGATCTTCCATCCCGCGTGGCGGTCTAACGAAAACGGCCCCGTGTCCGTCGCGTACGAGGCGACGATCGGCGGCGTGAATCGTTGCATTTCGGTCGTCAAGCCCGATGCAACGGCGATCTGCCTCGACGGTAAGGGCAACTGGCGAAAGGAGTTAGACAAGTCGTACAAGGCGCAGCGCGACCCGCTTCCGCCCGTGTTCTACGCCGAGTTCGACCGCGTGAAGCAGCGCCTACGCGACGACGGGTTGCTTTTGTGGCAGGCCGACGGCTTCGAGGCCGACGACCTGATCGCGACAGCTGCCGAGCTGGCGCTGACCGGAACCGATCCTGCCGGCGAGGTCGTCATCGCGACGCACGACAAAGACATGTTCCAGCTCGTCGGGCAGGCGTGCAAGGTGCTGTCGCTGTCGACGTTCGAGATCCGCGACGCGGCGGCGGTTCAAGGGAAGTTCGGCGTCGCCCCGAGCCAGCTCGGCGATTGGCTGGCGCTCGTGGGCGACTCGTCCGACAACGTCAAGGGCGCTCCGGGTATTGGACCGAAGACGGCAACGAAGTTGCTTCAGGCGTACGGCAACCTCGCGGGCGTGTTCAGGGCGGCGTATGACCTGAAATCCGACCTCACGCCCGCGATCCGCAAGTCGCTCACGGAGAACGGCGACGGGATCGAGCTTGCGCGCAAGCTGGTCACGTTGCGCACCGACGCGCCGATCAAATTCGAGGAGATTTGGGAAACCCGCGAAGTTAAACCACTGATCACGACGGAGGAAGAGATGCCGCACGACCTGGGAGCCGTTCAAGAAGAGATCGAAGACAAAGCCGCGGAGGCGTGGGCGAAAGACCCGCAGGGCGACGGTCCGCAGCCGCCGCGAGATAAGACACCCGAAGAGATCGCGATGGTTTCGCAGACCGGACCGGCGCAGTCGACCGAACTCGTCACCGTCGAATATTCCAAGCAGCTCGAGCCGCGCAGCTTCCGCGACGTGCTGACCTTCGCGAAATACGCCTTCAACTCGCGGCTTTACCAGAAGTTCACCTCGCCAGACGCGATTGCGATGGTCATCGTCCGCGGGCGCGAGCTTGGTTACGGCGCCTCGTCGGCGATGGAGGTCTTCCACGTCATCGAGGGGCGACCGTACCCGTTCGCGTACCTCGTTGTCGCGGAGTGCCAGAAAGACCCGAATTGCGAGTACCTAATCCCGGTGGAGTTCGACGGAAAGCACGCCGTCGCCGAGACGAAGCACCGCGCATCTGGGAAGGTCATTACCCTGGAGTACACCTTCGAGCAGGCAGTGACGGCCAAGATCGTCCGCGACAACAACGGCTGGGCGAAGCACCCCGAAGACATGCTCGTCAAAACGGCGCTCTGCAAGCTGGGGAGGCGGATGTACCCGGCGCGGGCGCTCGGACTGGTGAGCCTCGAAGAAATCGGCGAGGCGTAGGCGATTTATCCTTGACCACGGCTGAGCGATCTATAGGATAGCAATCACCATGAGCGACTACAGCGGACAGACGGTGGAACTTCCCTCCGAGCAGGAAGCGGATGACCGTTGGCACTTCGATCACCCCGGTTGCGAGGTTTGCAGCAAGCCGGTCGCGGTCGTCGGCGCCGACGGGCTGGAACTGGAATGCCACGGGTGCGACATCGACCAGGGAACGGCCATCGAGGTCGACGGCTCGATCGAAGGCTACGTGCACGACGGCTGCCGGGAGAAATACACGCTTGACATGGCGGTCTCCGCCGTTCACTCGTCGCTCAAGGTCGGGCTGCCGTTGGGGTTGGAGGTCTGGGCGTTGGACCGCGCCCGCAATATCGTCGACGGACTGCGCGCTGACTTCAACATCACATTGAGGGAGAACGGCAAATGAAACGAGTAACGAATGGCAAGTTGAATCGCAAGGAAGAACGTGTCTTGAAGGTGTTCCCGGCGGACGAGGCCGCGACGATCGCGCAGCTCGCACGTAAAGCGTGGCCCGGCAAGGGCTGGACGCAGAAGACCGTCGGAAACTGGACGCTTCGCAACTGCCTGCGCAAGCTCACGAAGCAGGGGCGCGTGGTGAAAGTCGGCCGCGGGCTGTACGCGCTGAACCTGCCGCGTTACCGAGGACAGGCGGAGATCACGCCAGAGAAGCCGTGAGCACGACGCAGCTCAACATGTGGGACAGACAAGCGCCGCCCCCGGCGGATCCGCCCGCAGGAGACCGGCACGGCCTGCGCCCGTACCAGCGCGAAGCTGTCGATGCGGTCATGCGCGAGCTGGCGACGCGTCGGTCAACCCTGGTCGTCGCGCACACGGGGGCCGGGAAGACGCAGATCGGCGGCGCGCTGGCTCATGAGTGGCCCGGCCGGGTGCTTTGGCTGGCGCACCGCGACTTTCTCGTATCACAGGCTCGGACACGGCTGCGGCAAATGACCGGCGAGTTTCCCGCGACCGAAAAGGCGGCCGAGCGGGCCGACGGGTCGCGGCTCGTCGTCGGGTCGGTGCAAACGCTCCGCGGCGACAGGCTCAAGTCATGGCGACCCGACCATTTCGGGTTGATCATTTACGACGAGGCGCACCACGCGATGGCGCCCGGGGGGAGAGCGATCCTTGAGCACTTCAGCGGAGCGAAAGTATTCGGGATTACTGCTACTCCTCGGCGACACGATAAGGTCGGCGCGTGGAATTGTTTCGAAACGGAGGCTTATAGACGAGATTGCGACGAAGGCATGGAGGATGGGTATTTTGTCCGGCCCGTCCCGATCGCGCGGTTCATCGACTCGATTGACCTCGGCCGCGTCAAAACGACGGCGGGCGACCTAAATCTCGGTGGCCTCGAAGAAGAGATCGCGACCGCAGCGGCGCCGATCGCGCAAGCAACCTTCGAGGTAATGGGCGACCGGCCGACGATCGTTTACACGCCGGCTCGAAGCAGCGCTCATGCCGTCGCGGAGACGTTGAACAAGCTCAAGCCCGGCTCCGCCGTGAGCGTCGACATGGATACGCCCGACGCCGAGCGGGTGCGCATCCTGCGCGAATTCGGGAAGACCATTCAGTACATATGCAACTGCGCGATCTACACCGAAGGGTTGGACGTGCCGCACGCGCGCGGGATCGTAATCGCCCGCCCGACGAAGTCGCAATCGCTTTACATTCAAATGGCGGGGCGCGGCGGGCGCCCGACGCCTGGGATCGGCGAGCTGCCGACGAGGTACGAGCGGCTTGCGGCCATCGAGGCGAGCGCGAAACCAAACTTCATCCTCCTAGACATCACCGGCAAGGCGGGCCGTCACTCGATCATCAACGTCGGCGACGCCCTTTCCGGCAAGGTTGCACCCGAGATCCGCGAGCGGGCGGCCAAGCTCATGAACGCCAACACGGGCGACACGCTCGACGAGGTGTTCAAGAAGGCGGAGAAAGAACTCGCCGCCGAGGACCACGCGCGCCGGGCCGCCGTCGCCGTCGCCGCCGCCGCCGCCAAGGTAAAGGCGCGTCAAAAGGCGTTCGACCCGTTCAAGCGGCTCGGGCTGACGGTCGGGCCGCTTGAGACGGGAGCCGAACCGAAGTGGACGGCGGAGCCGTGCAACGAGGACGACCGCTCATGGCTCAAGAAAAACCGGCTTCCGACCAAGGGGCAGACCAAGGGAATGGTTGCCGCGTTGCGCAAGCAGGCGAAAGAGTGGTTCCGCCTCGGGCGGGCGACGTTCGGGCAACGCGACGCCCTGGCGCGCGTAAAGGCGCCCGTAGACGTGTCTTTCGTGCAGGCCAGCTCGCTCATTACCCTCGCGTATCAGAACGGCCGGGGGCGCTTCCCGTTGCCCTTGTCGCAGCGGCAGATCGACTCGGTGCTCAAGGCAGAACGGGAGCCGGGCGAAGAGGGTTAAATTGACCTCGGCCGGTGGGGTGTTACCCTTTGGTAATGCCGAACATGCCGCCGTTCCCGAATCGTAACAGGCTCCAACAGCTTCGGACGCCACCTGTCGCTCCGCCGCGACCGACGCCGACGCGCACCCTGGTGCCGCAGCGCAACGGGCAGGGATTCACGGAAGAGGAGGCGGCGAAGGTCGAGGCGCGCGCGCAGGAGCTTTACGGCGCCATGCGGGCCGCCGACATTGAGGCCGCCGCGCAGGGGCGCGCGGCGCAGCTCTACAAGGCGCTGATCGGCGTCTCGACGACCCAGGCCAATCTAGACGCCGCGATCGGGAAGGAACCCCAGCCGGAGGCCGCCGTTGCTGCTCCCGACGCCGGCTGAAATCCGCAAGTGGGATCGAGTGCTCGCCCGCGACGGTCTCCCGTCTGACGCGGCGTTGCGGCACTACACGTTCCCCGGCGGCAGGGACGACCCAGACGGAAGAAACCTGCGCCTGCGCTTCCGCGGGTTGACCGGGGCGGACGAGGTCGTCGCGCCCGCCGCCGCCGACCCGCGTTTTCATTTCTGGTCCGTCGCGGCGAGCCGGGCGCAGCGACTCCCGAGGAACTTCCGCGGGCGGCGAGTCGTGCAAGCCATCGCACAGACCGGCAACATCGAAGGATCGGCGCGGCGCGCAGGCTTGTCGATCTGGAGCGCCCGGTCGCTGTGGCGTCGCTTCGTGCGCTCGTGCGGCCTGCCCGACGCTTGGAAAGGCTCCATCGGCCGCCCGCACCGCTCGTGCCGCCCCACCCGTAACGCGAAGCCAGTCGCAGAGAAACCCTTCCCCGTGCGCACGCTGACCAAGCGTGAGATCGCGCGCCTCGACCTCCAGGCCCCGCGTGCAAACCGCTGAAGTCACCGTCCGCGAGGGAACCGACGAGGATATCGGCTTCGTTTTGACGACCTTCAGCAAGAGCTTCCGCGAGGCGTCGGCGTACTCGGACCACGTCCCGACCGAGCTGCTCGGCGCGCTGATTACGGCTGCCGTCGTCAAGTACGGACTGCGCGTCCTGGTCGAGCCCGAGTCGCCCGGCGTTATTCTTGGCTGGTCCATCGTCGCGCCTCCGCGCACAGTCGCCTGGGTCTTCGTGGCGCCCGCGTACCGTAAGCGCGGCGCCGCTCGGGTGCTTCTTTCTGGCATTGACACCACGGGAGATATCGTAACCTGCTTCGCTCCCACGAGAATTCGCTGGCTACGTCGATTCAGGATCATTTTCAGGCCATGGGGAGCGCTCAGGTGAGCAAGCGAGTCGACCAAATGACCGAAGAACAGCGGATCGTAAAGCGAAGGCAAGACGCTGCGCGTGCGGCGGCGAGACGGGCGGCTGACCCAGAAAAGGCTAGAGCGAAGGCCAGGGAATGGTCAAAGTCGCACCCGGAAGCCAAGGCGGCGCAGAGAAGGAAATGGCTTGCCGCCAATCCGGAAAAGTCGCGCGACCAAAAGCTGCGCAGCTCGTATGGGATGACCGCCATGGACTACGACGCGATGCTTGCGGCACAGGGCGGACGTTGCGCGAATCCGGGCTGCCGCACCGACGCGCCACGGGGCATGGGTCGCTTCCACGTGGACCACGATCACCGAACAGGAAAAATCCGCGGCCTGCTGTGCAATGGATGCAATCTTGCCCTTGGCCATCTTGGCGACGGATGCAACAACGACCGAATCTTCGGGCTGCACGCGTACGCCATGTCGCACGAACCAAAGGTCGAGGAATGAAAGAGCCGCGCGAGCGGAAAGAGTTGGTCTTGCTCGTCCGCGACGACACGCAAACGTTTGAGCAGCAAGCCGAGACGATCCGTAAGTCGACGTCGATCCTGGTGACGAACATCCTTGCGACCATAGAAGCCGGGCAAGCGGATGAGGATACCGTGGCGAACCTCGCCCGCTGCGCGACTATCGTAAAGGGGCTCATGGCGGAGAAGCGACAGACGCCAGACAACCGGCCGCCGTCGTCGTTGAGCGACGAAGAGATCGACCGAAGGCTCAAGGCGGGCGCCAAGTGACAAAACGGCTCACGGCGGCGGAAAAGGCGGCGCTGCTCGAGGAGCGCCAGCGCCGAAAGGCGGAGGGGCGCCCGTTCTCAATCGAGACGACGACCATCGAGGGAACGCCGCAACGGGCATTTCTGGCGTCAATGGCTCAATACGCTATCGCGCTCTGCTCGAAGCGGGCCGGCAAGTCGGCGGCGTGCGTGCGCAAGCTGGCGCTGACCGCGATGGAAGGGCAAGGGGTGACGGCGCTTTACCTCGGCCTCGTGCAAGAGGCGGTCGAGAACGCAATCATTCACAAGTTGTGGGATCCGCTCGTCAAGAAGTACGCGCTACCGTTCGAGCCGGTCGACAGCAAGGGGATCGCCCGCTGCACGACGACGGGTAGCATTGTCCGCTTCGGGTCGGTTGACGACGTGCGACACATGGCGACCTACATGGGCGACGAGCTGGCGGGCGGCCTCGTCATCATCGACGAGTGCCAGAATATCCCGTTCGGCACACTGCGATTTGCCGTGGAAGAGACGATCATGCCGTCGCTATCGTCGACCACGGAGGAGCACCCGACGCCCGGTTGCCTGCGGCTGATCGGCACCGTTCCCGAGACGCCGCACGGCTACTTTTACGCCAAATTCGTCGAGAACAACGGGTGGGAGAAGCACGGGTGGAACCGCTTTCAAAACCCGTACCTGCGCAACCAGGAAGCCGCGTTGGCGAAGGATCTCACGCTACTCGGGCTGACGGTGAACGACCCGTATATCCGCCGCCTTTGGTTCGGCGACGTCAACTCCTTCGACCAGAACGCGACGGCGTACCGCTACCAGTCGAGCCGCTCAACGTACGTGCCGACCGCGTGGGAAGCCGTTGAGCTTGGCCCGTTTCACTGTCACTTCGCGCCCAAGCTAGACTGCGATTGCATCATCCTAGGAATTGACCCCGCGCAGAAACGCGACCGATTCGCCATGACCGTGTTCGGGTTCAACCGGGCGAAGAAACAGCTTTGGCACCTCGGCGAGTGCGTGAGCGACGCGGGCGCCGACCCAATGGAATCGCAGTGGCTCGAAGTCGTCGCGTACGTCAAATCGCGATACGGGCAGCTAAACAAGGTCGTTCGCGACCCGGGCTCGTCGTCGCCAACAAACGACATGCTTCAACACTCGCACGGCATCATCGTCGAGTCGGCGATCAAGGGGCCGGGCAGCCTGAAAGCCCGCGTTGACCTGTTCGCCGACCTGCTGTTTCGCGGGATCTGCCGCGTGGTCGAAGGCTCCGCGCTCGACGCCGACCTTCAAGCGTGCCGGTGGGACGAAGACGCGCTCGTCAAAGGGCAATTCAAGTTCAACAAGGTAGCCGGCTCGCCGGACATCGCCGACAGCGGTAGCTATATCGTCCCGTTCTTTACTGAACTAGGCAAGGCGCGGCAGAAAGTCGTTTACAGTTCGGCGGATGAATACTGGAAGGCACAGGTCGACGCCGAGATCCACCGGCTGTACACGGAGCAGGACGTCAAGCCTCGCCGGGCTAAGTTCTACGACCGGATCAAGCAGTAAGCTGAACCCCACCGGGCACGCAACCTAACATGAACTCGCAGGTAGCGCCGTGAAGGTGCCAGGAACCCTAGAAACCCTCGCCGCCGCGATCGAGAAGAACGGCTGGGGGACGCCGCAGGAGCTTCGCTTTGACAGCGAAGGGCACCTCGTCGGCTTGGTGCTCCGCCCGCCCGCGCCCGGCGCCTCGGCGCCCGTGCAGACGCCCACGATCCCGAAGCGAACGGGCGTTTCGCCGTTGTCGATCCACGGTCGCCCGCCGAGTGACGCGTCGTGAAAGCCGACCTCCGCGCGAAGCTGTACGCCAAAACGAAGTCATGGTGGCTATGTCCTGGCGCCGACAAAGCGCAGGACCCGAACGGGAGCCGCCTGGCGCAGATCATCACCGACACCGCGATCGAGCGCGAAACGCGCAACATGCCGCGCCGCTGGCGGAACTACTGCTATCACCGGATGATCACCGGCCGGGCGATCGTCGGCACCTACTCGTACGGCATGGCCCGTCGCCCCGCCAACTTCGTCGAGTTCTACGGCACGGCCGATTGGTCCGTCATGAACGCCGGGTTTGCCGCGTCCATGCTCGACGTCTACGTCAACCGGATGTTGGTACACGACACGTTCCTTGACTACGTGCCAGAGCGCGGCAACGAGGAAGACCGCCAGCGCGCCAACGATTTCACGTCGTGGATCGAGGACATGCGCGGGCAGTCGGGCCAGAAAAAGGCGAGCGTTGCCCGCGGCCTCGCGGCGTTCTACTACGGAAGCGGGTTCTCAAAGACCGAAGACGACAAGATCTCGAAAAAGCCGTGCGTCGTTGAGAAGAATATCGACGAGTTGCTTTTCGCGACCGACGATGAGCCGACGCCGTACGAGCTAATCGACCGCGTTTGGCTGACCCGCACCGAGGCAATCGCGAAGTATGCCAAGGGCGAACGCGCCGACGAGATCGCGACCGCCATCCTCGACGCGCCGACCGCTTACCCTGCGTTCTGGTTCTCGACCACGACGCTCGATTGCTCGAACGTGATCGCGATCCTGGAAGCGTACATCGAGCCGCGCCACGGTGAGCCAGGGCGTCACGCGCTTGTCATCGGGAAGATCTCCGTGATCGACGAGGTTTGGTCCGACCCGCTCCCGTACGAGCGCGAAGACTTCCACCAAATCCCAGGCGCCACCTTCGGACAGGGGCTTGCGGAAATCCTGCTCCCGTTCGACGAGTGGATCAACGAAGTCTGGGCGACGATGCACGAGTCCGACCTTCGTAGCGGGCAGGGCGGTAAGTGGCTGGTCGAAGAGAATTCGAACGTCAACGTCGACGCGCTCGGCGGGATCAACGCCGCCGCCGCCACCTACGCCGGGACGCCGCCCAAGTTCGAGGCGTACGAGCCGATCGGGCAGTGGGCGAATCAACGGCTGAACATGCTTTACCAGGAGGGCATGAAGCGTGCGCACGTCAACATCAACGCGCTTCAGGGCGACATCCCGAAGGCGCTCGACAGCGCCGTTGCGATCGAGCGGTACGCGCAGATCGACGATGCCAACTTCGCCGAGATCATCGGCCGGCGGCAAGAGGCCGAGGTACGCGATGGCTACCAGCTCTTGCGCTCGGGAAAGCGCCTCAAAACGCCGACGAAGAAGACCGGCCGTGTCGGCAACGTGATCGACTGGGACAAAGTCAAGTTTGACGGCGACCACCCGGTGAGCATCTCGGGATTCAACACGGGTCGCCTCGGGCAGACGATCGCCGGCAAGACCGAGCAGCTTGAAAAGATGCGCACGGCGGGCGACATCTCGCGGGAACTGTACCTGAAGTACCTTCAGCTTCCCGACCTCGGCTCGCTGCTCGACGACCTTAACGCTCCGACCACGAACGTCGGCAAGGCGCTCGACAAGCTGGTCATTTCCGGCAAGTACACGCCGCCGTCGCCGTTCATGAACCTCGCGTTTGCGAAGCAAGCGGCCGAGGTGCGGATCGACAAAGAGGAAGATTGGGGCTCCAGCGCCGCGACCGTCGACCGCATCCGTATGTGGCGCGCAGCCGTCGTCCAGCTCATCAAGCAGCAGTCCGCAGCCGTCGCGCCCGCCGCGACCGGCATCGTCGGCCCGACTTCCATTCCAGGGGCACCGATCGGCCCCGACAAGAATGCACCCGGTGCGCCCGTTGCGCTTCCGCCGCCAGGGGGACCAGTCACCCCGCCAAACCCCGCAGTCTGAGGAGATCCCATGCCCGAAGCACTTCCGCCCGTCGTCGTCGCTCCGCCCGCCGCAAAGCCTGCCGCGCCGGCCGTGGACATGAGTCCCGAGGCGCTCGTCGCGCGGGCCGCCGAAAAGCTCGCCCCGAAGCCGGAACCCGTCGCCGCGACGCCCAAGATCAACATGGACCCGGCGACGCTCAAGCAGCTCACGAAGCTCTCAAGGGAGCGGCGCGAGTTCGAGCAGAAGGTGAAGGCGCTCGACACGGACGACACGAAGCTCGGCCTCGAGGCGGTCAAGCTGTTCCGCGCCGGCAAGCGGGTAGAGGCCGCCGCGCTGCTCTCCGGGAAGACGCCCGAGGAGACCATGCTCGATCTCGTAACCGAAGGCGTCGCCGCCGCTCCCGGCGAGGTGCCCGTTACCGAGCAGATCGCCGCGCTCGCGAAGCGCCTCGACGACGAGAAAGCGGAGCGCCAGAAGGAAGCCGACGCGAAGGCCGCGAGCGCGAAGGCGGAGGCCGAAAAGGCCAGCATCGAGCACGCCGCGACGTTCATCGATCCGAAGTTCGTCCGCTGCGCACGCAAGGAGAACCGGATCGAGGCGGCCGAGGCGGCAACTGCCGCCGTCGTTGCGATGGCAGCCGACCGGGAGCTTGACCTTTCCGTGTCCACGGTCGAGGACATCAAAGCGCTTTACGCCGAGGCGTACGCCGCGATCGAGGAGCAGTACAAGGCGATCGCTGCCCGTTACTCGGACGAAGCTCCGGCCGCAGGGACGCCCGCCGCGAGCGCGGGCGCCGCGGAGCGGGTCACGCCGCCGGGCAAGTTCCTGTCGTTCGAAGAGATCCTCGCCCGCGCCGAGGAAAGAGCGAGGACGGCTCAGTAACCCCACCGCTCACGCAGTCAAAGACGGCCCACCACCGGGAGACGGGCCACCACTCGAAGCGGAACCGTAGCCGTTGAACCATTCAGGACACGCAAGGACCAATTCCAATGGCCGTTCTTTCTGATACCAATCTCAACTCGATCCTGGTCGAGTCGCTCAACGACTACTTTCCGGCGGTCTTCGCCAAAAACCACCCGTTCCTCGACCGCATGGCCAAGAAGAAGGCAGGCGGCTCGGGCTTCCGAATTCCCGTGCAGACCGGCCCCGGCGGCGGCGCTGGCGGCGACTTCGCGCTCTCCCTCGCTGGCGCTGCGACCAACGGCTTCACCGCCGTCGGTTTCACTCCGCTTCCCGCGAACGTCTTCGGGCACGAGCTGATCGACTGGAATCAACAGCCGTACAGCGACACGCCGCAGTCGCCGGTTGCGACGAACGTCGCCGCCATGAAAAACGCCGTCACCGCCTGCACCGACAACCTCGCGTCGATGCTGCTCGGCGGGGGCTACGGCGTCATGTCGACGATCTCGAGCTCGACCCACCCGTCGGGCACGCTGTACAAGCTGATCCTCACGGTTCCCACCGACGCGCAGAAGTGGAACCAGGAGAACAACGGCGTGTCCAAGGCGCTGCCAGCCAGCGCCAGCCTCGACGCTGGGACGTTCGAGGTGGTCGGCGTGAACCAGATCGAAGGCTCGATCCTGGTCGACGCCGGCTCGTCCGGATGGACCCCGACCGACGGGCACGTCATCGGCCTCTACGGCCAGCTCGTCGCCGGCACCTCGCCGACCGGGTTCCAGGGCGCGTTCGCCTGGGTTCCGCGGGCTGCGCAGCGCACCCTCGGCGTCGTGGGTGACACCTTCCTCGGCGTCGACCGCACGGGGGACTCTAACGTCGTGTTCACCTCCGGGTGGGCGTACGACGGTCGCGGACTGCCGATCTACAACGTCATGCAAGCCGCCGCCGCCGCCGCGTCTCCCTACAAAGAGGCGAAGATGGATACGGCATACTGCAACCCGCTGCTGCTCTCGAAGCTCGCGATCGAGTGCAACGCGCAGGTTCGGATCGACATGCCGGCCCGCTCGCCCGGTCTCACCACCGGATTCTCCGGGTTCACGATCGTGACCGCCGCCGGCCCGATCGACGTCCTCGCCGAGCCCGCCATGCCGAGCGACGCGATCCTCATGACCAAGGCCGACACCTGGGTCTACGCCGCGCCCAAGGGCGGCGAGTTGGTGCGTCCCTGCACCAACGGCAAGATGGTGATCGACAACTTCGATCTCAACCAGTCGCGCGTGAGCTGCATGTCGACCGGGTTCTTCGGAAATGAGAACCTCGCCGCCAGCGCCGTCATCACCATCGCGACGCCCTCCGGCCTCAACGTCTAAGGAGACCCATGAACCCCGGGTTTTACACCGACATCACCAGTTACCAGGGTGGACGCACCTGGGTCGATCTGACCTGGACCAGCGCCGCCTCGGGTGCCCTTCCCGCGCTCTCCGCCTCGGGCGTGAGCGCGGGGGTCACCAGCAACACGCACGGCGGGACGGGGGTCTATACCATCGTCTTCGACGGGCAGCCGTACAACCTGCTCAACTTCGACCAATGCGTGTCGCAGGCGAGCTACTCGAAGACGGGGGCGTGTAAGGCCACGCTGACCTCGTTCGTCGCGGCGACGAAGACCGCCGTCGTGACGATCGTTGACGGCGACGGCGACCCGGTGGAACCGACCACCAGCGACGTCATTCGGCTGACCTTCGTCTTCGGCCGGTACGGGAGCTAGCCATGATCGACCGGAAAGCCTTGTTCGCAGCGGTGACGGGAAAGGGCAAGTCTCCGCCCGCGGGTGACCTGCCCGTCGAGGGGTCCCCGGCGGACGAGACGGCCGAGGGAAGCGCCGGACGCCTGGCTCTGGAGGCGATCAAGAACGACGACGCCGAGGCGTTCGAAGAGGCCATCCGGTCGATCAAGTAACCATGCATCGTGAAACGCCGGCCGGGACCCGCGACCTGGCCGGCGTTTTGTTTAGGGGGCTCCCGTGGCTGTGACCGTGCTCGTGGACGACATGATCGCCGAGGTTCGGCTGCGGTCGGCGCTGCGCAACAACCCGCTTTACTCGAACGACCAGATCGCGTCGTTCCTCACCGACGCCTACGCCGACATGCGCGATCGGGTGAACGCGCGCAATGCGTTCTGGTTCCGCGGCGTCGCGCCGTTCACGCTGGACGGCGGCAACGACTCGTTCACGCTGGACCTGTCGACGATTCCCGACTTCCAAGAGGCGCAGTATCTCAACTGGATCTCCGGCGGCGTTCGGTATGACGTGCCTCTTCTGTCGACCGTGCAAGACCGCAACCGCTACCAGACCGGCGGCCCGTGGGGCGGCGCGCGGCGGCACTTCATCGACGGCGACCAGCTCGAAGTGCTGCCGCCTTCGAACGCGCAAGGCACGTACGAGCTTGTCTACACGCCGCAGTTTTCCGCGCTGTCTCCGACGCAAACGCGCAGCTTCGCGATCGACGCAGCTGCACAGACGCTCGCCGACCCGCCTGATTCGGGGTTCAACTTCGCGAACGCCGATTTCTCCGACGAGGACATCGGCGGCACGATGAACGTCCAGTTTGACGCCCCAAACGACGGACTCAACGGGAGCTACGTCATCTCTGGAATCCACTCCGGTTCGACGACGTGGTGCTTCGTGGTCGGCGGCGTCACCCCGTTCGCGGTCACCGGCACGCCGACCGGAACCGTCGCGCTGACGTTTCAGCCGGCCGGCACGGTCGACCGAATCCCGCAGTCGATGAGCCCGTGGGCGCTGTACATGGTTCTGCACGCCTCGATCGCGATTCGCACGGGGCGCAAGCAGGACACGTCAACGCTCGACCGCCAGCTTGACGTGCAGCTCAAGCGGCTCGTGACGGCGACGAAGCAACGGTCGCAGGGCGTGACCCAGGCGCCGATCCGCCGCCTCGGCGTCGGGCTGAATTACAGCGGCTGGGGGCGGTCCTCGTGAGCTTCCAGCCGATCCCCGTAGAGGCGGGGAAGGTTGACGCAGCGATCGTGAACCGAATTCAGCAGGCCATCGCGAACGAGTTCGCCGCGCTGGAGAACCCGAATTCGCTCGTCACCCCGATCGTGGGAACCGAGCGGCTCAAGTCGTACGCCGTCCAGTCGTCCGACAAATACGTCACGGTCGACGCCTCGGCGGTTGACGTGTCGATCGTGCTTCCGCCGCCGGGAAATCAGCAGGTCGTTACCATCGTTCGCATCGCCGGAAAGGTGACCGTCGTCAATAGCAACGGCGGGAAGTTCGCCGACGGGTCGACGTCGATCGACGTTACGACCGCGACGCAGCTTCTCAACTCCGGTAAGTATTGGCTGGTGCTGCTGTGACGACTGCGCTCGCGTTCCGCCTGGTCGACGTTTGGTTCTCGTCGCTGAGCCAAGTCGAAGGCGACCGCAGCGGGCCGCTCGGCCGGTTGCTCTCGGCGAAGAACGCCGTCGTCCGGCAGTTCACTCCCGGTTCGACCGCGCAGGGGACAGAGAAGCGCATCAAGATCAAGCAGCGGAACGGCTACGTCGCGCGCACGCTCGACAGCCGAAAGGCGTCCGACGGTTCGGTCGTCGCTTCGCCCGATTGGTCGCAACCCGAGCTGCTGACCGAGCTTGACGCGGAGTCCGTGTCCGTCTGCAACTCGATCCCGCGCGTGTGGAACGGCGAAAGCTGGTCGTACTACCCCGACAACCGCGTGATCCCGAACAGGCTGACCTCGGCGATCAACTACACCTCGAACCACACGATCCAGGCATCTTCGCGCGCGTCGCACGGCGGCGTGACGTGTCGGGTGTGGACGGAAACCACGATCCAGAACAGCAACCATCTGACGGGCGCCTGGGTGTCCGTGCAGGCCGACGACGGGACTTGGCTGCGCACGCCGCAGGTTCTATATCAAGGTGTGACGCTCGGGCAAACGACGCTCGCGAAGGTAACCGTCGACCCGGTTGCCGGTCTGTTCTGGGTTGCGCTGGACAAGGTCGGAGTCGGCGGGCCGAAGCTGGCGCTTCACGTCTACGACCTTCACGGCGCGCAGGTCGCCACGCTGGAGATCGTCCGCAATGAGGCGACGTATCCCGGGCACTGGGATATCGAGTGGTTTCTCGCGGGCGGCGTCGTGCTCATTCAGCCGAAGAGCGGCGTCGGCACCGACCTCGGCGTCGACCTGTCGAAGCTGACCTATGCCGCCAGCGTCATCACGGAATCCCGCGTCACCGACGCGACCGCCCATTGCATCGGGCCGCTTACGTGGGTGACAAACGACCTCGGCGACGGCCTCGGCTACTACTGCACGCTCGGCCCTGGCGAGTCTCCGACGATCTTTGGCTACCAGACCCACGGCGTCGCGCAGACGCACGAGTTCGCGACCGGGATCAGCGTGAACGATGCCGATTTCCTGGCGTCGATTCCCGGTTGGCTCGCGGAGAGCGGAGTCGCGAATCACCCGACGCTGTTCTTCGGCGTCGCGTACCTGGCGGACGGGTCGCAATCGACCGTCGGGCCGGCGTTCGACCCGGCGTTTCGCAAGATCTCGGTCTACTCGACGACGTGGGCCGACGTGACGACCGCGCTCAAGCAGATCGACTCGGTCGTCCCGGTGACCCGCGCCTTCAAGCACGACGACGACTACTACGCCGTGACGTACTACCAGAGCGGAAGCGGGCTTTCGCTGTCGCCCGAGCAGGAAACGGTCACGCATCATTCGGGCGACTACATGACCGGCGCGCAGACGCAGCCGGTCGACGTCCAGGCGGGCGACTACGTCACCGGACCGGCGTTCTCACGGCAGGGCACCGGCGTGCAACCGTTGGTTTCAAGTGCCTCTCTGGCGATTGCCGCGGGCGACAAGGTCGAGGCGTATCAGGTTGTAGCCGGCGACCCGATGAACCTGATGGGAATGCCTGTTGGCACGTCGCTGCTTAAGTGGAGCCTCGCGAACATCTTTTCCGGCAACACCACCGGCGCGCTTCAAATCACGTCAAGCAGCGAGGCGAGTGCTAACGGTACGTGGCAATGCGCGGAGCAGCTCCCGGGCGGCGCCGGCATCGTCTACACGTTCACGTCAAACGGGACCGGGCAGCCTGTCATACTTCCGACGACGTTCACCGCGACCGGGAATTGCAAGCTGCTTGCGATGGCCCGATACTACATTCCAGATCTCGCTGGTCCGGTGACGCTCAACAACGCCGCGCTAATTGGCAGCGGATCGCTTACGTGGGCGGGCGACTCGGTCGGCGCGAACAACGGCACGTTTAGCATCTCGTACATGGAATTCGACCCGAACGCAGACCCGGCAAGCGGGCATTGGCTTAGCCCGTTCCTGAAGCCGTCGATCAAGGTCATCAACGCATCTGCCTCGTATAGCGCCAGCACGGCACCGACGGCGACCGTCACGCCGCAGAACCCGAACACATGGGTTTTCAACAATGCAGGGGCGTACGTTGACACTGCTTCGACCGGATCAAACCTCGTCGTCGACGACTCGACGCCCACGTCGGGGATGCCTTCGTCGGACGTTGGCGTCTTCGGGATCACCGGCTCGGCGTTCGCGCACGGCGTGCAGACGGCGAACGCCGACGCCTCCGCCGTCATCGCTTACGTCTGGAATGATCCGCCGTTTCCGGCGATCTCGATCGACCTTCCGCTGTCCGTGTCGCCGTACACGTTCAAGCTCGGCAACGTCACGGT